TTCCAGAAGTTGCTGTTTTATCTCCACCAAAACTTAAAACACATACAGCTTTATCAGAAGCGGATGTATTATAAATTAATGCACCGTCTGCTGTTAGTGTTACACCTGTAAATGATAAATCAGAAAATGTAATGATCGCTGTGCTTGTATCTAAGGATACTTGTTGTCCCTGAAGTACTCCGCCACCTGTTACGTATTGTCCGCCTGTTGCTGCTTCATTTGTTGATGTAAATACTGTTGTGTTTTGATCTAAAGTTGCGTTTGATTGGAAAAGTGCAAGTTTAAAAACTTGTCCTGATCCTGAATCAAAATCATGTACTGCACCTAAAAGTTCTGCTTTAAATGAATTACATACTGCTTGTGTTATTGCCATATATTGTACTCCTTATAGTTGTTATGGGGATGGTGACGGTACTTTAATTCGTAACGTTCCATCCTGAAATTCGTCTCTGCGTCTTCTACCTGTTTGTTCTAACGCAAATCCTTGTAATGCCTCATTATACTTCTCTTGATACAATTTGTACATATCCATAGGACCTTTAAGATATGCAAAAGCTTCAACTAAACACGCATATAATAATAGTTCTGGTGCATTAATACTAATGTAAGTTTCAGTATTCGTGGCACTTAAACCATCTGGTGTGTAAATATAGTCTAAAGTTACGGTATAAGTTGAATTTGGTGTAGGAGCAACTTGAATAGCATTTTCTCTAAAAGTTGCATAGTATTTTGGAAATCCTGTTGAACCTGATGAATTATATTCTGTAATAAAAGTATCATCTCTAGGTTCTAATGATACTTGAACCGAGGAACTGTTTGTAACGACCACGGAACGAACAACCAAGGCTACTCTTGTAGTAGTTGTTCCAGAAGATTGATTTGTATTGGGTAAAGTTAAATATTTATTATTAGCTGTAAAAGATGAAGTCGCATACTCACGTGCGTAGTCTGCATCTGTGTTTCTAAATATTTTAAGTTCAGCATCTCTAATAAAACCATTTACAATAGTAGAAGTTAAAACTTCTGAACCTACTTCTGTGTAATCTCTAATCTTTTGTACTAGTTCTGCGTATGTCATGTTATACTAATTGTTACATTTCCAACGGCACTGTAGGCTGATCTGTTTGCATTAATAACATCTCCACTTATTCCTGGCTCCATACCATTAGATAAAAATTGTCCTGGCCAAAAATATAAATCTAATTCTACTAAACATCCTCCACCAGGAACCGTATCTGATCTAGCATTCTTTAATCCTTGTGGATCTGCTTTATGATGTCTTGGATCTAATTGAGGTTGTTTTGGTTCATATTCTGTATAATGAACAAAAGAACCATTCCATTCTGTTTTCATTTCCACATATGGAAATTGCATTCCTGATCTATCAGAAATTGCTAATGATCTCTTACCTCTTGCAAATGCCATTAGATACCATCTCCAAAGTAAGTATAAGGTGAAATATAAGAACTTGTTCTTTGAGAGTCTTCTTCTAAAGCTCTTTGTATTTCATCTTCATATATTAATTTTAATCCTTGCACTCTATCTGGTGCAACTTTTTGTCCAAGATAATAAGCAAGCCCAGATATCATACATGGTAAAAATCTATAAGGGACATTTGCTTGATCATTATAATCACCTGCATCTTGAATTCTACTAATGTAATAATACTTTAAATAAGTATACTGTGCACAGTCTGGAGCTAAATATAAGGTTATTGTAGGATTAATTTGACGATTAACATAATACTGTGAAGGTTGTCCTTGTTGTCCTTTATTAGGAAGAGCTGCATAAGCAGATCTATCAATTTTATCTAAAGAAATGTCGTTTGTTGTTTGAGTAATAGTCTCAGCTGTAGAAACATAAGCTTCTAATACATCACTACAATCTTGTGGAGTTGCATAAGTTGCTACTCCTGCAGTTAATAATTGATTTTTTAATTCTACCTTCCAAAGATGAACACCTCTATTTCCCCATTCAGAAAATAAAATATTTAAACTTCGTCTTGCTGATTTTATATTGTATCCGCTGTTGGTTCTAACCCCACAACGTTCATAGGCTTCTTCAATAATATCGTCTATGTCTAAATCGAATGATGTAGTTCCTGAAGTAGCCATTAGACATTATTTTTTCTTATTGTTTTTAGAAACTTTCTTAGCACTAAAGCCTTTTAACATACCTGCAACTTTTGCTGGTGTGTTTTTTGGAGTCATTCCTGCTTTTAAATACGTTTTCATTCCCATTTTAATATTCTCCGAAGTATTGTTTGTTAACTTGTATTGCTTTTTGACCTTTAACTATCATTTTACCTTTTTTAGCCTTTACAGGCTCTTCAGACATAGCTTCTTGAATAGCCATTCCTCTTTTTTTCTCGTAAGAAGATAGTTTTCCGTCTTTATCTAGATCTGCTTTTGGACTTAAACTTTTATTTTTCATCATACACTAAATATACCTCATTTTTGTCATGTTATATATACCACCCGTTTGCATTTTTTTAGGTTTTTTCACTATTGTCTTAACATTTGTAGGTTTTGGACCTACATTACCAGCTGCTCTTTTTCTAATTACTGCTGATCTCTTCTGACTTTCGGTCATTCTTGCAGCTTTTGCGGCAGGAACACATTTTGGGTAACCTCTTTTTGACCCATTCGCTGATTTTCTTCCACATTCTTTATACCCTCCTCCTTTTTTTGGTGCAGAAATATCTACCCAATTCTCGTTAAACCATTTTGCAAGACCTCCTTGCTTTAAACCAAGATCAAAATAGTATTGTCCTGTTTTTTCAAAACCTTTTTCTTGTTTTTGTTTTGCTTTTTGTTCAGTAATAATTCTTGCAGCTTCTTTTGAACCAACTCTTTTAGCAAGTTCTATGACTGATTCTTCTTTATTTTTATCATCAGACATTATTTTAACAAATCTTTATAATAATCTTTTAAAGAAGGATTAGAATAATTTTCATCATTCATTTCTACTTCTATAAATTTACCCATATAAGCACCTTTAGGTTTCCAATCTTTTCTTTTCATACCTGAAGGATCTTTTATTTTACCTGCACAAATTTTTGAAGCATAAGCATTTGCATAGGCACTAGGATAAACCGAGAATTTTCTTTTTGCAGCTGATTTTCCTCTAGCACATAATTTAGTCATTATTTTTTCTTTCTCTTTTTATATTTAAGCATAGCTTTAGAGGGCTTTGCTCCACGAAGTTTACCTTCTATTTGTTGTGGAATTTGGGATCTTCCTATTGGCATATGATTAATCTAGTACAGTATATACAATTCTACCATTCAATTTTTCTGCCTTCAAGTACTGCTTTCTATTGCCATTTGCTGAATAACTACAATGTACCCATCCACTATTAGGATCATTCTCATTCCAAAACTCAAGTATACATTGATCATATTCAAGATTTTTTATAATAAATTCTGCAACATCTTTATTAGGTACCCCAAATATCTCAAAGTCTGCTGCTTGTCCTTTAGTATGCTGACTTTTGCTAGACGAACCTATAGCTTCACATAAAGCTACAGATCTATATCCAGAAGATACAGATAAAGGCATTCCATAAAAATCTCTAATAGGTTGTAATATTTTTTCACAAAGTATTTTTAAATTTTGTATATGTTCTTCATTTGGAATATTATCTATTCCAAGTCTTGTTGCTTCTTGAGACTTTGTTAATTCATTTAATGTAAAGCTTTTACTTAGATTCATATCTTAATTTATTAATAACATCTATCACATGTTTTTCATATTGTTTATTTGTAGAAAAATTATCTAAGGTTTTAGCCATAGCAATAGGATCTCTATTTACTGTAATTTCTCTAACTCTTCTAAACTCTGCATACACTTTTTTTGTATTTAGAATTTCAATATAATACTTAACAGATTCACATTTGTTTTTAAAGACCCTTACTCGCCAATCAATAGAATCAGGTTGTTTAAAAGGCAACATACCCTCTTTTGACCATACCCTTATACCAAAAAGATTATGACCTTCACGTGCAAATCGTGATCTTCCATAATCACTTTCTACAATAGCCTGAGCTATAATTAATTCTGTATTTATTCTTTGTCTTCTTGGGATATTAAAATTTAAATAGGTTACACATTGTTTAAGGGAGGAAATGAATTCTTTATCGTTTGAGTATTCAAACCTAGGGGGTCCAAATCCTAGTTGTTTAGCCCAAGCTATTGCTTCGCTTTGGGTCTTATTCTTGGCGACGGGATTTGGGAAGAATGTACCTAATACAAATGCTAGTAGAGCTACTATCAAATATTTTATTATTATACTCTTTATTGTCATGACATTTACAGTGATTTAATAAGCAGCATCCAACTGCTAGGTTGTTAATACAATTAATCTTGCTTAACTTCTTTGATTCTTTTAACGCCATGTTTATCTACTTCTACAACGGCTTTTACTTCTTTACAGCTCCATGAAGTAACATTTGGGTTACCATCACGTTCTACTTTTCTTTTTTGTTCTAAACATTCTGCAATAGTAGCTTTAGGGGAATATCCTTCTAATTTACCATTCATATACATTAATAATGCAAACACAGCTTCTATCATTATTTACCTCTAACTGCATCTAATTCTTTTTCTAATTTATCTACTTTCTTTTCTAATTGAGATATTAATACTTTGGTATGAACATTTTCTTCTAATTGTTTTGTATGTTTCTCTATTGTTTTAGCTTGATACTCAATTAACATAAATAATTCTTGATTCTTTGGGGTTTGATCTGCTTTTTTAAGAAGATCTTGAGCCATTAACTTCTCATTAGTTTCTAATCTATTTAATCTTTCAACAATACCAAAATAAGTCCATACTGCTACAACAATAGCAGACACAATAGCAACTATATTTTTAATAGGTAGTGCTATATTTGTTTGATCACTTAATTTAAATTTGCTACTCATTTATTTTTTCTCCTTATTAATTATATCATAAAAAAAATTGTCTGTGTCATCAGTTACAAATCCTTTATTTTCAACATTCCATTCTGTACTTTGAACTTTATAATCTGGCCAATGTTTAGAAGTAGTAAAGCTAGGGATACTCCACAAAATACGATTATTAGGTTGAGCTGCATAATTACCGTTATCAAGAGCCAAAACATGTGCACACTTATGTTGATCAGGAATTTCGGAATGTTCAGTATCCAAGATATTAGGTTCTGGATGTGCCCAGTCAATTGTAAATAAATATTGTCCATGAATAAATTTTTTATCTTTACCTAAATATTTACAGCGTTGTCCGATTAAAAAATCAAAACAAGTAACAGAAGGATAATAACTAAATGAATTCCATAGCTCAAGATCTTGGAGATCTGGAGATTCCATTTTTCCTTGATGCATAGCACTGCTGTTTCCTCCTTGAAAAAAAGCACTGATAGGAAGCCTCCAATATATTGCACCATTCGTAAGTAAAGCATGAAATAAGATTGCACGACCTGGAATGCTTGCAATACCAATAACCACACAGTCTTCAGTTTCACCATGATGTTCTCGTAAGTCATATAAATATTCCCTTCTTATTTTACAATATATAGGTGGTATGTTAGCATTTAAATAAGACATTGCAAGTTAACATTTCCATCGTCTTCTTGCCTGTCTTAATCTAGAATTAGGGTCTTTTGCAGCACCTGGAAACATTTTCATTTGTCCAGCACTTCTTGCACAAAATGATTTTCTTCTTTTAGCTGATCTACTTCCTGGT